TACGAACGGCACCAGAAAGCCGGTTTGGGCGAGGTCGCGGAGCTGATGCGCGAGATCGCGGCGCGTCGGTCGCCGGACTCGAACCCCCGTGGAGCGGGCCAAGGCCAATCACGCCGGAAAAAGTGGCGGGAAATAGGGCTGGCGCCCCACTTTGTCAGAATCAGCCGCGCGGGCGGTTGAGACAATTCCCCACCAGACACGCATTTAGCCGGTATTCGGTGCAGTGAACGCGCACTTCGACGATCAGGGCTGGCGCCTCAACAACCTGTACACCATCACTGATAAGAGCGGCGTGAAGGTGCCGTTCCGCATGAATTGGGCGCAGCAGGAGCTGTGGGAGCAGTGGTTCCTGAACAATTTGGTGCTCAAGGCTCGCCAGCTCGGCATCAGCACCTTCGTGCAGCTGGTGCAGCTGGACACCTGCCTGTTCAACGCCAACACGTCCTGCGCCGTCATCGCGCATGACCGGGAGGCCGCCGAGGGTCTGTTCCACCGCAACATCAAGTCGGTGTACGAAGACCTGCCGGAGTCGATCCGCAACAGCGTGACGGCCACCAGCGACACGGCACGGCAGCTGCGGTTCAGCAACGGCTCTACCATCGTGGTCGGCACCAGCGTGCGGTCCGGCACGTACCAGATTCTGCATGTGTCCGAATTCGGGAAAATCTGCGCGAGATGGCCTGACAAGGCGCGCGAGATTGTCACGGGGTCGTTCGAGACGGTGCCGGTCGGCGACGGCATCAAGATCATCGAGTCCACGGCCGAGGGGCGCGAGGGCTATTTCTACGACTACTGCCAGGAGTCGCGCGCCCTGCAGGACGCCGGAAAGACGCCGGGCGAGCAGGACTTCCAGTTCTTCTTCTTCCCGTGGTGGCGGCACCCCGACTACCGGTCGCGCGACCTGAGCACGATCATCACGGCCGACCGCACCAAGTATTTCGACGAGCTGGAGACGATCATCGGCCAGCCGATCCCGCTGGCGCGGCGCCTGTGGTACGTCGGCAAGGCCAAAATTCTCGGCGACGACATGCTAAGGGAGTACCCGAGCACGCCCGACGAGGCGTTTGCCGTCACGATCCAGGGCGCCTACTACGCCAACGAGATTCGCCAAGTGCGAAAGGAGGGCCGGATCACCAAGGTGCCGTACCAGCCGGGCGCGCTGGTGCATACCTGGTGGGATTTGGGCATGGACGACATGATGGCGATCTGGTTCGTTCAGCGCATCGGCAGGGAGTTGCACGCCATCGACTACTACGAGAACAACGGCGAGGGACTGGCCCACTACGCCAAGGTGCTGCAGGACCGAGGCTATCTGTACGGAGCCCACGTCGGGCCGCATGACCTGGAGGTCCGCGAGCTGGGCGCCGGTGACGGCGAGGGCATCACGCGCACCGAGACCGCGCGGCGGCTGGGCAGTCAATTTCACGGTGGCGCCCGGCCCCGGCAAGATTTCGCAGGCCGACGGCATACAGGCGGTGCGCAACCTGCTGCCGATCACCTGGTTCGACGAGGAAAAGTGCGACCAGGGCATCAAGTGTCTGGAGAGCTACCAACGCGAGTGGAGCGAGGCGCTGGGGACGTACCGCAGCCAGCCGCTGCACAATTGGGCCTGCCACGGCGCCGACGCATTCCGGCATGGCGCCATCGGTGACGCCAAGACCATCACGGTGCGCGCGCAGGCCGTGACACCCGTTTCAGCCAAAGGATGGACATGAGCAAGCAGATCGTCGACTTCGGGCCGATTGCTGACGTGGTGTGCCGCGTAGTGGGGCCGGCTGCCGTACCGCACCCAGACATCCGGCCGCGCCGCGATAACGTCGAGGCCAGGGTTGGGCAGGCCGACAAGGCCGGCAAGGTGCAGTTCCGGTTCATGCACGCCGAGAACTTCCTGGTCGAGTTCGAGGTCGACGTGGTGGCGTTCGTGCGCGACCCGCACGGCTACCTTGGCGGCATCGTGCGCGATCTGTCGCTGGTGGTGGAGAACGCCCGCCGCAGCCGGCAGGCGCAGACCGCGATCTACCTGATGCCAACGTCTGCGGAAGTCCACTGATGGCCGGCTTGGTCATCGTCAAGAGCAACGCCGACCTGGTCCGCGAGGAGCAGGCGCAGGCTGGCAAGTCGGGCGAACGCGAGGCGTTCGAGTCGCAGCTCGCCGCCCACATCCGCAAGGTGTGGGAGCGCAACCGCAGGGCCAAGGAGGTCGTGCAGGAGCGCATGCTCAAGTGCATGCGGCAGCGCAATGGCCAGTACGACGCCGAGACCCTGAACGAGATTCGCAAGCAGGGCGGCAGCGAGATTTACATGATGCTGACGGCGACCAAGTGCCGGGCGGCGAAGTCGTGGATCACCGACATCGAGGTGCCGGCGGGCGCCAACGCGTGGTTCCTGGAGCCGACGCCGATCCCCGACCTGCCGCCCGACCAGGCGCAGCAGGTGCAGGAAGCCGCGACGGCCAAGTACCGCGAGCAGGTGGCGCAGGGCGAGGCGCCGCCGGACCCGCAGGTCTGGCTGACGATGATGCAGCAGGCCCAGGAGGCTGCACGACGCGCTGCCGAGGAGCACGCCAAGGAAGCCATGGAGCGCATGTCCCGGCGCATCGAGGACCAGCTGGCCGAGGGCGGCTGGGTGCCGGCGATGGAGGCATTCATCGACGATCTTGTCACTTTCCCCGTCGGCGATCCTCAAGGGACCGGTTGTGCGCAACCGGCCGACGCTCAAGTGGGGGCCGGACTTCGAGCCGGTGCAGGCCAACGAGCTGCGCGTCGAGTTCGAGCGTGTCAGCCCGTATGACGTGTACCCGTCGCCGTATCGCCACGACGCCGCAGGAGGGCGACTTCGATCGAGCGCGTGCGCCGTGTCGCGGCGCAGCCTGTACCAGGCGCAGGGCATACCCGGCTACAGCGCCGAGGCCATCCGCGCCGTTCTGGAGGAATACGGCCGCGGCGGCCTGCGCGAATGGCTGTGGCGGGACTACGAGCGCACACGCCTTGAGGGCCGCGGATCGACGGCAGAGCTGCACGACCCCGACACGCTGGACGGCCTGCATTTCTGGGGCAGCGCGCAGGGCTTGCTGCTGCTGGAGTGGGGCATGCCGGCCGACTTGGTGCCGGACGTGCTGTCCGAGTACGAGATCGAGGCGATCCTGATCGGGCGCCACGTCATCCGCGTGCGGCTGAACGACGACCCGCTGATGCGGCGGCCCTACTACAAGGCCAGCTTCCACCAGCTGCCGGGCGCGTTCTGGGGGCTGTCGCCGCCGGAACTGATGGCCGACATCGAGCAGGTATGCAACTCCACGGCGCGGGCGCTGGTGAACAACCAGGCGATCGCCAGCGGCCCGCAGGTCGAGGTGTACATGAACCGGCTGGCGGACGGCCAGAACGTGAGCAGCATGTACCCGTGGAAAATCTGGCAGATGAAAGATGATCTGGGCGGCAGCAACAACCGCGCGATAAGCTTCTTCCAGCCGAATTCGATTTCCGCCGAGCTGTTGCTCGTGTACGAGCAGTTCGAGCGCAGGGCCGATGACGCCACGCAGATTCCGCGCTACGCATACGGCAACGAGCGTGTGGGCGGTGCCGGCGCCACCATGGGCGGCCTTCAGCTGTTGCTCAACTCGGTCGCCAAGGGCATCAAGGAAGTCGTGATGCAGATCGACCTTGGCGTCGTCGTGCCGGCCATCGAGCAGCTGTACACGTTCAACATGCTGTACGACAACGATCCGTCCATCAAGGGCGACGCCAAGGTCCGCGCCCGCGGCGCGACGGCGCTGATCGCCAAGGACCAGCAGCAGCAGCGGCGCGAACAGTTCCTGGCGCTGACCGCGAACCCGATCGACATGAGCATCATCGGCCGCGAAGGCCGGGCCGTGGTGCTGCGTGCCCAGGCCGAGACCCTGGACCTGCCGGAGCCGATCGTGCCGGAGACCTACGAGCTGCGCGAGCAGGAGAAGAATCAGCAGCCGCCACCGGAAGTCGAGCTTGAGAAAGCCAAGCTCCAGATCAGCGCCGAGAAGGTGCAGCTGGACGCCCAGGCCAAGGAGCTGAAGACGCAGCTGGACGCCCAGGTCGAGGCAAGCCGCCAGCAGCACGAAACGGCCTTGCAGGATGACCAGCAAGCGCACGACGTCGAGATGGCGGTGCTCAAGGCGAGGATTGACGCCCTGAAGCCGAAACCACAGCCCGGAAGGCGGGCGTGACGCCCATCGACGAACGCCTGCTCAAGGCCATGATCGGCCTGCGGCACGACGATCGCTTCAAGACCGTGCTGGCATGGCTAAGCGAGAGCCTGGCCGACCAGGACCACAAGACACGCCGCCTGAGTGGCGACGCCCTTATCCGCGCGCAGGGTGAGTCCCTGTGCCTTGAACGTGTGCTTGAGATCGCCGGAAACGCCGACAAGTTGCTCAAGCCGTAGTTCCCCGGACCCCGCCCTTGGTTTGTAACCAAGGGTGGCCCGGACCCCAGGCCCGAAAGGGCTTTTTTTGTGCCCGACTCCCGGCAATGGCCCCCAGCGATGGACCGGCAAAACCCGGCTCGGCAAGGAGATTTCATGGCAGTTCCGAAAGCAGTGAAGAGGCAGGCCGAAGAGGCGCAGCGGCTATTCGAGCAGCGCAATGGCGATCCGGAACCGGTGGTTCACACCGATCCGCCGCCGACCGACCAGACACCAGAACCTCCCGAGGTCGAAACCGATCCGCCAGCGGCGCCGGTAGAGGCCAAACCCGAAAATTGGGAACTCCGGTACCGCAACTACAAGGCGGGCACGGACGAGACCATCCACCAGCTGCGGCAGGAGAACGCCGCCCTTCGGGGCGAAGTGGCTTCCCTGAAGGAGCAGGCGGACGCTGGCAAGAGCCAGCCGGGATTCCTCAGCGATGAGGAGCTGGAGGAGTACGGAGACCTGGCCGGCATCATCGAGCGCGTGGCCAAGCAAATGGTGGAGCGCGAACTCGCGCCGACCCGTCAGAAAGTGGAATCGATCGCGGAACGTTCGGCGGAAACCGAGCGGGAACGGTTCGAGGACGGCCTGACGAAGCGCGTGAAGGACTGGCGGGTCGATCAACGAAGACCCGAAGTTCATCGCCTGGCTGCAAGAAGTCGACGACTTCAGCGGTCAGCAGCGCACCACGCTGATTCACAACGCGGCAGCGCAGCGCGACATCGAACGTGTCGCCGCCTTTTTCGCTGCATTCAAGGAGCAGCCGGGCGGCACGCCGCCCACCCGACGCGACCCCAGGGCAAGAGAGTTGCCGGGGACTCATCGCGGCGACAGCGAACCGCCGGCTTCCAGTCAGAAGCGCACCTACTCGAACGCCGAGATCAGGGAGCTGTACGACCAGAAACGGCGGGGCGCCTATCGAGGCAGGGACCAGGAATGGCGTGCCATCGAAGCAGACATTTCTGCGGCAGTGGCTGAGGGTCGCATCAGGTAAGCGACCCCGCCTGCCGCTTAATCCAACATCGAGGATTTCACAATGGCAGGTCCGACTCGCGCCGGGGGCTACCCCGACGCTTCTTCCACTTCTTCGAGCGGTTTCATCCCGGCCATCTGGTCGGGGCGTCTGGTCGAGAAGTTTTACAGCGCCACCGTGTTCGGCGACATCGCGTCGACGGATTATGAGGGCGAAATCAGCAGCCTTGGCGACAAGGTCGAGATTCGCACGGTGCCCAACATCGTCATCCGCGACTACCAGATCGGTGGCGGCCTGACGTACGACAACCCGACGTCTCCCAAGGTCGAGCTGAACATTGATCGAGCTAAGTATTTTGGCTTCGCCATCAATGACATCGACGCCCATCAGTCCGATCTGGCGCTGATGGACCGCTGGTCCGATGACGGCGGCGAGCAGATGAAGATCGCCATCGACTCGGACCTGCTGGACGAGGTGTACGTCGACGTGTCGGCCGACAACTCGGGCACCACGGCGGGCAAGAAGTCGGGCAACATCAACCTTGGTGTGGCTGGCACGCCGCGGCAGTTGGCGGCGAACACCGTCATCGACTTCATCGTCGACATGGGGCAGGTGCTGGACGAGCAGGACGTACCGGAAACCGGTCGCTGGCTGGTCATTCCGGCCTGGCTGTCGGCCATGGTGAAGCGTTCCGACTTGAAGGACGCCAGCATCAGCGGTGACGGCACCAGCATCATGCGCAACGGCCGTATCGGCATGATCGACCGGTTCACGCTCTACATGAGCAACAACCTGTCGATGGTGCAGGACGGCGCCAACCGCGTGACCAACGTGATCGCCGGACACAAGGCCGGCCTGACGTTTGCGTCGCAGATGACGCAGATGGAGGACTTGAAGAACCCCAACGACTTCGGGCAGCTCGTGCGCGGCCTGAACGTCTACGGCTTCAAGGTGATCGAGGACAAGTACCTGGCCCACGGCTACGTCTACAAGTGATCGCACGGCGGCCGGGATATTCCTGGCCGCCCTTTTTTCGAGGACATCGATATGGCAACGCAGAACCTTACGGCGGGTGAGACCCGCAACAACCACGCGGGCGCCGTCAAGGCGTTCGTGGTCGAGCAAGTCATCGACTTCTCGCAGACGCTGGCAGCCAGCGGCGACGTGATCCAGGCGATCAACGTTCAGCCAGGCTGGTTCGTAGCCGCCGTGCTGGTGGAGACGCTGAAGGCGGAGGGCGCCGCCGCGACGGCGAACGTCGGCGATGGCGCCCTGGCGACGGGCTTCATGACGGCCGCCAACCTCAACTTGTTGGGCATGACCAAGTCGAACCTGACGCTGACGGAAGCCGCGCCCAACACGGTGACCGGCTACACTGCGGGCAAGCTCTACACGGCGGCCGACACCATCGACCTGGTGGTGAGCGCCGCCCTGGATGCCGCCAAGGTGGCGGTGCGGGCGCTCGTGTTCGACCTGAGCTGATTCCACGCGGCCCCCTGACCCGGGGCGCGCTTTTTCAGGAGCGTTGAGAATGACCAAGTACGTCGAGCAGATCAGCACCGGCCGCATCTACGTCAGCACGCCGCGGATCGCGCGGATGCCGGACATGCGCGCCCTTCAGGATAACGAGGCCGAGATTCGTCTTTACGGGCGGTCGAGGGCGGTTGAAGCGAAAGCGGCCAAGATGGAGGCGGTGAAGGCTGCTGAACCGCTTAAGAAGGCGCCGGAGACCAACGGCGAGCCGAAGGATCAAGTAGAGGCCGTGACCTTCGCGCAGCGCGTCGAGGCGGCGACCACCAAGGACGAGATCGAAGCCCTGGCGTTGGAAGCATTCGGCGTGGACGTGGACAAGCGCAAGTCCCTGGACACGCTCAAGGCCGAAGTGCTGGCGCTTTGATCCGCCATGGGTACCATCACCGCACAGAGCATCATCGACAAGGCCAAGGTCACGCTACTCGACGAAACAAATGTGCGCTGGACATCGCCCGAATTACTCACGCACCTGAATGACGGCCAACGCGAGTTGGTGGCGCTCAAGCCGGACGCGAATACAGTCAACGCCGTCCTGACGTTGGTTGCGGGAACCCGTCAATCCATTCCGGCGTCTGGCGTGCAGTTGTTCAAGATCGTCAGAAACATGGGCATGGATGGCAACACGCCGGGCCGCGCTGTGACGCCGGCCAGCATGGAAACGCTGGATCGCACGCGGCCAAACTGGCACGCCGAAGCCGCCAACGCCGAGGTCCAGCATTATATGTTCGATCCACGCGACCCGAAGACGTTCTACGTGACGCCGCCACAGCCGGAGACGCCTAGCCGGATCGAGGCCGTGTACGCGGCATCGCCGGCCGACGTGGCCATCGGGGCGCCAATCAATATCGACGACATCTACGCCACGGCGCTGTACTACTTCATCATGGCACGCGCCCACGCGAAGGAGACACCC